CCATCTCCTTTTCTATACGCTCCTTGATGTCGGCTAACAATTCATTACGAATTCTTTTCCTTTCTTGTTCTGATGCCCAATAAATATCACCATGTCCTGCATAATTGAGAGGTTCTTCTTTCGGCAATAGGGATAGAATGTAGGCGATTGTTTCATCAGCGATATAATTGTCAATATACTTTTGTTCAGCCGTAAGGTCGTCATAAGACTTCTGTGCATTCGGATTATAAGACTCTGGATTGAGTGATTTCGTTGCCTCTAAATACCATTCGTGTAGTTTCCGTGCAAGTGTCATACGCTACTCCTTTATTTTGGGTCTAACCATTGCCATACACAAAACATTATGCATGCTAATACAATATTAATTAAAATTATAACTAACACCATTATCACTTCTTCCATGTTTCGTCTCGCTCTTTAAACCAAATATCTTTTCGCTTCTCCCAAACCGGCATTAAGTCAGACGGATACTGCTCGTAGACATGCCAGAAATCCAACGCAGATTGTTTATCGCCCTTGCTAAGTGTTGTTATTATGCAGTTCTCAAGCCATACAGCGTTGGATATATTGTTGCTGTTGTTCTTAGAGAACTTCTCGAACCAATCCGCAAACTTGTAATCAGACTTTAACTTCTTAACCATCGCTGTCCTTTGCTCGTCGGTCAAGTAATCCCAGTCACACTTACCGTTCTTGTCTTTCTTCTTCAAAGCAACGAATTTCTTATAAGACTCTGGGGCTTCTTCAGGTCTGACATATTTAAACTTGTCAACAATCTCATGGCTTTTAACAACCATCAGCACATTAAGCTCGTCTTTGCTAACGCCCTCTTTAAAGATAGCCATACATTCCTCGCTGAACTTATCATTCGGTGCAATAAAATCAATGTTTAACTTCATAACAATATCTCCGCTAACCTTCGTTGTTTTATTTTTTCTTCCGTATCATCATACTTACCCTCAAGAGCCTTCACATAATTGTTGTCGTTTGCGATAAACCAATCGAAACTAGCCACCCACTTGCGGTCGTTATCCCCGTTACAAAAGGAACTGACGGCCACCTTGTCAACAGCCACCTTATAATTGTCAACGAAATGTTGGGACTTCAGCCTCGCCGATAGCTTCTCCTTTCGTTCGCGCGACAACGCTAACACCTTATGTTTAAATTTTGTGTTCCAATACTCAACAACTTCCCAATCCCTACAAGCAGTCTTTTCTTTTTCTTTTTCTATTTCTTCTAAGGTGGTTATTACTTCTTCTTTATTCTTTTCTTTTATTTTATTTTGCTTAATTTTGCTTACCAAATGCTTAGCACTTGCTAAACGTTTGCTACCTATTTTCATAACTGCCTTTGTTTGACCGCCTTTACGACCTGCTGTAGACCTACGTTCTGACAACAAAAGCATACGTTCTTTATTTTCCAACACTCTTTTTGATGTGATGAAATTACCATCTTTTTCTAGCAAAAAAAGGTTGCTACATTTTGCTAGAACATGTTCAAGCACTTGCTTAGCATTTGCTTCACGACAATAAAAAGATAGCAAATCCATAAGCTGTTCTTCCGCAATATAACCGTCATCTTGTTGGTGCAGTATCTCAACAATAATCCAATAGAGGCCAACGCCCCCTAGCCCACATTCGGCTAGGAGGCTGACCATCTTCGGATCCTGCATAGCATAAAAATCGTGGCTGAAATACATTCGCTTCACAGAATCCTCCTGTTTATTTTAAGAAAGCTGGGGCATCATCATCCTCATAGACTGTTGGATTGAAAGCCGGTTGGTTATCATCTTTTAAATATCCCATAAACTGGTTACGTTCTTTACCGTTGTATTCCTTAGGCTGATTATAAACATACAATGACCTATGCTTACAGTAATCAAGGGTCTTATTAAAAGCTGACGATTCGACTTCGAACTTGGTGTTCTTGAGATTCTCTTTACCAACGCAAGCATCAAAGAAATTAACTAACTTCCACAAAGTGTTCTCATATAAGATATGAAATTCTTTAACGATGCTGCCGACAAATGCCTGATGTTCCTCTGTGCCGTCGTCGATCACCTCAAGGGTCCACTCTACTTGTGATGCACCCTTGCTAGTCTGCCCATACTTCCAACCCTTGACATAAACCTTATACGTTCCTGTTGGCAATACTGTTGAACCTGTTGTTGCTGTTGCGAAATCAATTTCCATCTTGTTTCTCCTTGTAGTTATATGCTTTTAATTTGTTAATAATCGTTGGGAAATCGGCTGGCTCACCACCATCTGAGGCCAAGCCCTTAAACTGGCACTTACACACATACTGTTGGTTTGCGCTGAAACGAACCCACCTTACGCCAGACTTCTCATAGACCTCAAGGTGTCCAACAGCATCAACAATCCCACACGCTTCAGGTGCTAGGCGTTTGCTTAACCTCGGGAATGTCTTGGTTATGATTTCACCATCATGGTTCTTGATTTCGATAGGGCTTTCCCATGCCGTAAAAACGACGTTAATGCCCCTATAAATCAAATCTCTGAAATAGTGAAGGTATTCCCTCATCTTCTGTGCGGAGTCCCCGTATTCCTTAATCTCGGTGAATTCCTTGCGTCTTCGTGTGGTTAGCTCTTGAACGATTAGTTGTTCTAACTCGCTTACGTTATCAAACGCAACGTTCTTAAATGGATGTTTCTCTGATACTAAATACTTATGAAGTTTCTCAATAGTCTTTAGTATGCCTTCCTCTTGTGATGCTGAACGCAGGTCGAACATAGAATGACCAGTCCCGAGTAGCGGACCAAGGCCAGCTTCCGTGTTGACGATCAGCGTTTCATCAACAGGGAGCGTTGACACCATTGTTGTTTTGCCAACGCCAGGGTCAGCGTAAACGATAAACGACAACCCTCTGTTAATTACTTCCGGTGCTTTCGTAAATTTCATTGTCTTCCTTTCTAAATTCAATCGTGAAGAAACTGTCCGCATCTACTAAACTTCCTTTCTTGACTACTAAATTATCAAGCCATACTTCTTCGTCAGGATTATCATTAAAGAAATACTTAACGTTATCCCAACGCTTATGATTACGACAGGCTAGATATACGCAGGTCTTATACGCCTTACCATCTTCGCCTTTAAAAAAAATGTAATAAAAAATTGATGCATGCTTAGACTCTTGCAATTCCCCGATAGAAGTTACTTTCGCTTTCATTCTAAAATTTCCCTGCCTTTATCCATTTTTGGAGTTCTTCTTTCATTAACCGTTGTTCCTTGACTAGCTCCGCTACTTGTTTCGTCAGTTCCTTTAGCGCGTCTAATGATGCTTCTGAGTTTTTCTCTCTCTCTTTCTCGGTCATTTCCCTCTCCTTGTTTGTAAAAAAGTTGTAATGTTAGTTGGTCTGGTTTCTCACAAAAACAAATCTTGCGGTATGGACATTCACGATTGTAATTAAAACAATCATCTGTGTTCCGATACCACGCATTATGCTTGGTCCTCCACCGCAGTTCATCGACTGTCTTTATAATATCTTCCTCGAATAAACGCAGTTGTTCCTCATTGCGATAAGTATAATGACGCGCGAAATACATCTTCTTCTTTTCTTTGTCAGCGTAATCAACGAATATACGTTGACCAAAATCATCGGCCGTTTCATTGACACGCTTCCGTAATTGCGGACGCTTGATGATGTCATACATCACGCCAACGGCTGGGATCCCTTTTGCTCTCGCACCGTAGATATACGCACTCGCTTGTTCTGCAACCTGACATCGTTGCTCAAACATTTCTTGGCTCATACCTGTCGTCTTCGTTTCCCCAATCATTATGCTTCCATTCTGCTCAACGATACGGTCAATATAGCCAATCAACCTAACACCATATTTCTTTCTCACCCTTACTTTGAAACTTTCTTCCGCCAAGACAGTAGCAAAATCATCATTCACCCACGGATAATGCACATACATACCCAACGCAATCCAACGAGCAATAGTGTAATCTTCATGGTCAACAAGTTCTGACTTGCTGATTTGTTCGTCGAATGATTTGCAGATGAACGACTTGATGTCGTCCGGAGAAACTCCGTTGTAATGCAGATAGAAAGCATCGTGGACAACGGACCCAACTGAAATTTCTTTGCCCGTGTGTTGAATAGGATCAAGTTTATCAATATACTTGAGCTTATATTTCCACGGACATCCTTTAAAAACACTTAGCCTCGACGCGCTCAATTCAATCATCCCATCATATCCCCTTTGTTAAATGTTGTTCGTATAATTTCGCTATGTCGATTGACATATTCAGTTCGTTGTGCGATGAATAGTTGTCGTGATGCATCCTACAAACGCCACGACAATTAAAAACACTATCAATTAATTTAGGAAATAATTTTCTGTTGGCAACTGTGTTATGCAGAGCGTGATGAAAGTCATCTATCCTGTTAACGCACTCGGCAACACAACACATATAATGTTGTGCTTCTGCTATTTCTTTTCTGACATCGTCTGCAAACATTCGTAATATCTCTCAATATATTTTTTCGTTTCAGCAGGCATTTCTCCTCTGACAATACGACCGATGCCTGCATTGTAAGCCCATAAAATATTCGTAGTTGTTAGTGGTATGTTGTAATGCAGAAAATATTTTGGTAACACAAACGATATGTATGTGTATGCAACTGTGTAGTTGATGCGTGGATTAAAACAATCTAAGAGTGAGTAATTGGTATTGAGGTATGCGTTAACATCTGAAAGACATGGGCGAGTTATCTGGAAAATACCGATTGCTTTACGAGAGCTAACTGCGAGAGGATTGTTGTGCGACTCTATTTCTGCGAGCGCACTGTAAACTATTTTGTTATGCTGTGAATATATTGGATTGGATAAGATGTCGTATATATGATATGTAACATTTTCCCATACGACAAAAATACACAGTAGGGTAATCAGACAAAAAAATACCCATCGACATATTGCTCTCAAAGCCCCCGCATTAAGAGCGTCGATGGGTTTCTGTATGATTGCGTTATTCATCGGGGGCCGTCCTTGTAAAATGTTCTGTAATAAATTCTTGGACAGAATACACTAGGACATTTTACAAGTCAACCACTAATATAACGAAAAGTTAAATTTCTTTAGGCTGACTCAAGGGACCGGAAAGTTTTTCTACATAGCCCTTGTAATCAATGTTGCTTTGCAGGGTGTTTTTCTCAAGAGTCCATGTTTCCCCTCCGAAAAATTGCCGTCCATCTTTCTGGCCGTCCATATAAAAGAGAGTCCTGAACTCCATGTGAGAAAGCAACAGCAACCGCTCAAGGATCAGTTTAGGCACCTGACATTTGTTAGATGCTAGTAAACTAACGTAGCCTTTTGAAACACCCAGCACCTTTGCCAACCACGACTGGTTACGGCCAATACACAAAAGCCATTCGTCTAGTTTAGAACGCCGTAGTAGGATCATCTTTATCACCTCTTTTTTAAATACCATCCAACAATCCCTGTTGATATGGATTAAACTTTTGCTTCTTCAACGATATTATCTAGCACGAGTTTCCTAATGTAAACAGAAATTTGGAGGTGAGATTTCTTAGCAGCCTTCTTGATGATGTAATATTGATGATCCGTTAGACGTAAGTTAATAACCTTACTATACTTTTGCGAATCTTCCATTGTAGGGGCTCCTTTATTTTTCAAAAAGATACCCCATTATTTATTTTAAGTCAAATTATTTATGGTAATACGCTGTATTACTGTTCTTCGTATATATTCATTTTTTTAATATCACTTATATAACCATTGATTGTGCTAGAGTCTTTATAATAACGGGACTTTATGGCCGACAATACATCGTTTATATTAACTGAGTTCTTACCGTAGTGATACCAATCGAATATTTCATCAATCTTTGCGTTATATAACATATCACGCTTCTTTGCTTCCAAGTATTCAACTCTATATTTTATCTCACGCATGTTATCACGCTCTTTAACTGAGAACAAACCGTTAGATTGACCACCTCTAGTGACAGGGAACCCGAGCATCTGACCCAACGTATATATTGCTCTGCCATATTCAAGCTGGTCGAGCGGAGTGTTCGTTGCTATGAAAGATGGGACTACCCTATCCCACATATACTTCAACACTTCCATACTATTCTCTGCTTTTGTTGCCCCCTTATATAGTATCGGATCACCTTTGAAATCAGTATTAGAAAACAAATCAACAATCAACGATACACCAGAGTTGAGCTTATTAGTAAACGTTTGGTAAGGCTGCGTCACAAAACCAGTCAGCTGTGAAAACTCTCTAAAGAACAGCGGGTCGAGATACATTGTCCGCCCGTATTCATCTTTGAATGGCATACGGATGCTTAACTTCTTACCCTTTTCATTTGAGAATATATCTTTACGTTCATCATCCTCATCGCCTCCGAAGATTGATTGCATACCTATCTGGAACGCATTGTTAAATAACATCATATACATAATAACCTTAGCCATATTATGTGCATACACATGACTTATCGCATTATAGTCCTCAACCGTCTTCTCCCCATGTAATAATGAATTAAAGAAACTAGACTTACCTATATGATACTGATGCATATTCTCCAACGGCAACCCCATCTTCCTACCAATATAGTATCCAGTCCCAGTCATCTGCCTTAGGAATGAATAAGTGAAGTCACGCGCGAAGAACAATGCATTAAGGAAGTTACCCTCGGCCCCGAAGACAGCTGAATCCAACACTGCTATATCATTCGTTATCATAACAGCTCTACGCACAGCATCTTCATGCGACATCCCATCTTTCTCAAACTTGTTTATAAAATGTAAAGCACTCTGATACTGTAGCATTGCAGTATACTGATTAAAAGCAATCCTATCTAAACCACCCTTTGTTTTAACGATGGTCTTGATCCTGTCGATACGGTCTTGTTTCAACGGATTAGCTCTGTCACCAGTATAAGAATACAATGACCTCTCAATATCTTTAGTATCAAGGCCTTTAAGTCCAGCCTTCATCAATTCAACAAGTGTCTTTGTATTGTATACTTCTAAGTGTTTGAATGGATTGTCTTTACCTGACATTATAGACTGCCATTCTTTATATGATCCACGCAAGAACATCGGGTCAGTTATCAAAGGCTTTAGCACATACTCCCACTTCTGTTTCCATGGCAAATAAACGAAAGGCGTTGATGCTATCTGTAAAACAAACTGCATCGGCGACCACATGACGCTGCGCTTAACGATAGCGTTAAACTTCCGCAATCCCTTCCAGCTCTGGTTATCAACGTTGAATAGCTGAGAGAACATTTCTTTTGTTGATACATGGATCCATGGCGGTCTGAACGACCCCTTGAACCAATCAGCCATGCCGTCTGCCATGTGAAACTGCATATAACCAGCCTTGGTCATAGCTTCTATCCCACCCCTATCGGCCCATTCATGCTCATAGGTAACCATAGGTAGCCCGTTCTCATCAGCCATGCCCTTTAATGACTCAACAAAGTTATGTCTTTCAATCTTATACATCATCTCTTTATAATAGTCTTTCAAGGCGAAAGAGTAATCGAGATGTGGACGCATGCCAGATTCACCAACCTTTTCTGCAAACTCTGCAAACGTAAACTTGTCACGAGCTGGCTTAGCCCCCGACTTCATTGGATTCGTTGCTTTGATAGGTCCAGTAGTCCGTTGGAATATTGGCAAATCACCTAACCTTTTTGTGAACCCAGCTTGTATATTCTTGAGTATTGTTACATCATCAAAGATTCCCCGTTTCAACACTTCCCTTAACATGACATTCTCAATGTTCTCTTTGCTCCATACCAAGATAGCCTTCTCCTTGCTATCCAACATGTTAAAGAAAGATAACGGGTCACGACGCTTCATCCACCGGGTAATATCTTTAGGTGTCGCATCTATGCCGAGCTTCTCTTTATAAAAGTATTTCATTGCTTTTGTGTGGGCAGACGCGGCCTCCAACGAAGCATGTTGAGCATACCCCATCCCCTGTAATGTTAGGAATATTTTATTAAGACCCTCACCAGGGTTGTGACCTATTTCTTCACCAGCATAGTTCATCAACTCAAGTGTTGTTTTGAGGCGTTTCTGTGTCTGTTCGAGCGGCTCACCCTTATACTTTTCAGAGATAGCCTCATGCGTCATCCTCGTAATAATGTCTTCTATCTTATCAGCCATAAGCTCGTTGAATTGCTCATGGTGCATGTAGTTCATGCGTTCTTTTACAACCTTGCCCCTTACCACCTTTCCTATCGGATCGGGCTTCTCCTCATCAAAGAAGAATGGCGACCTCTTGAACCAATCAAACGATAATTTATTAAGGAACCCATGAAACTTCCATTGGAAATCTTGCGCCTTTAAACCAGCAGACCCGTGTGGAGCTTCGTTAATAACAACATGCTTCCCGAATATGTTACCACCCCATCCGTAATCTATCTCCCAGTCTTCGCCCTTGTCTTCATCCGCCTTTGCTAACCAGTCTTCTTTCGTCAAGTCTTCTTCTATCAAAGACTTAGACTCAGCCATAAGTTCGGCTTCAGTCATCTTATTCTGTGCTTCTATTTTAGACTTAGCATATGATAACCATTCTTCTTTAGTAACTGGTTTATCAAGATGAAACGTTACCTGATACCCCTTAATATAACCTTTCTTTTTAGCAACATCGTATTTCCACCCTTCTCTTTGAGACCATACCTCTGGAGAAACCGTGTCGGCCTTCTCTACCTTGTCAACAATCACATCTACTGTTGCACCAGTTGGACTCTTGAAGGTTAGCTTATCACCAGGTTTTATATTAGCAATCCCATTTAGCCAGTAACTTCTGGTAGTCCCCGTTCTTCTCCCCTTAACGATCTCATCGAACGTTGTTGTTTCTTTACCCCATATATTCTCGTTAGCCATCATCTTATAATTCATAGGCTCTTTACGAATGTGTTGCTTTGCCGTAGCTCTTTCAACCCCTTTTGTTATAGCGGGTGGCTTAGGTGTTTGCATTTGGAACCGAGCTCGCTCGGCTATCCTCTCAGTTGTCATATGCCTATCTTTAAAGCCAGAGATAAGCCTACGTCCCTCTCTATTTAAAACATATAAATCCTTTTGCGATAACCCCATCGCTTCTGCTTCTTGCAATATACTTCTTATCTCAACTTCAAATTCATCTTTTACACCAGATAATATATCTTCTGTTGTTTTGATCTCTATTTGCTTAGGAGCTATCGGTGTAATTAAATCATAAAGATCATCAACCATCCTAATCTGCTCATGGGATAAAATCTTTTCCCAGTATTGGTCGGCGAATGGACTATCCTTCCCTTGCTTCGCCTCTCTCATTTTCTCTAGCCCCATTAACAAAGCCCTTTTTTGCATAACAGCTTCAAATTGAAGCGGGCCTTTAGTATTTAAATGTGTGTATAATATGTAATTTATCTTATTAGATATTGATGGATTGTCATACTTGTTATATATAAACAAAGAAGAATATTCACTAAAAGCATCCATCATAGATTTACGGATAGTATCAGGGGCAACTTCGCTTGCGCCAATGTCTTCACCACCAGCATAATATACGTCAGCAAAATCTTCATCAGACGTTACTTTCTCAGAAGCCTTACCATAACCACTCTTTTTTTCTATTTCTTCCTTCATTACATCAACGATAGCCTTGCTGCCTTTATATCTCTTTACTCTTTTCTTTGTGCCTGGCAACACTCTACCTACATCAATTTCTATTGACTCTTTAGGACCAATGTCATGGCCAGCAGCTAATGCTTTCCGCCACAAACCAACAGATACTTGGGTCTTCTCAAGGTCTTTTAATAATGTCGTCGTCCTATAATTTAAAATATGATTTATACCATTGTCGGCTACCTCAAGCTCTCGTAATCCATCTTTAGTTACATACTCAGTGCGAGGGGCCGATCCTTCTATACCTAACTTATTCATTAACGCTATAGCAATATCTCTTTGACCAATTCGCTCTAACGCTAATATATTAATTAAGTTCTCATCAATCTTAGAACCATCAAGACCCGTCTTTAAATGAACGACCTCATGCTCAAACGCAAGATTAAGGAAGTCCCTTGCTGTTAGACCAGGCGGTAGTTCTGTAGCTCCGCCCTTAAATATTGGTTTGCCTTTTAAATATCTATCCCATTGAGCCTTTATAACTTCAGAGCTATACATGACCTCACGGTTGGCGATGAAGTGTTCTATATTAGATGCCGCCCCGTAATAAACCTTTCTATCGGAACCGTTGTTATCCTTATATATCCTGAATAATTTTCGACCCATATCAACAAAACTTATATCATTCATACTAGGTTGACTTAGAACCTGGCGTGCCTTGCTTAATATAGAAAGCATTTCTGCCTTAGGAGTAACATCAGGTATCGGGTTGAGTTTCTTAGCTATCCCAATCGGTGGGAACGGGTTCGCTGACAACTTAATCATTTGCTCCATAAAATAATTGTAAGCCTTCTTCCGCCCTTTCAATACCCTGACCGAATCAACAGTCCCTATTACACGATCACCAACATTAGACGAACCCCACGCTCTGCGTTGAAATGCTATATTTTTATACTTGCCGCTCCCCATTGCTAGTTTAATATTAGCAATATGCCTATCAATTTCTTTAATACTATATTCAAGATTGGTATCATTGAAAAAGTTCGGCAGATGATAATAATTACTATGCCCTACGAACTTTTCACTTTCGCCTATGTGAAGAAGCGTTGGTGATTGTTCGATATTATTATCAGTGAATAAATCTCTTAGGACTGGTCTGTTTTTAACCGCTTGTTCTTTGTTCTCTTTAGCGACAGCTGGCGGGACAACCTCTGTCGGTTCATCTTTTTGTTTAGGTGTGGCAGCTTTTGGCTCATCCCCTTTTAACTGCTCAATAATATCTTCCTTAGCTTGTTCTACTTTGGCTTCATAGTCTACCTTCTCAGCAACCTCAGCTACCTTCTCAGCAACCTCAGCTACCTTCTCGGCAGTTTGCTTATTTTTTAAATCAACAGCATCGTTAACATGCTTTGTATGACCATCTATTATTTCCTGCTTTTTAATATCTTTTATTTTTGCAAAAGCTCCCTGCTGGTTAACATTAGCGATAGCTTTCCAGATGACCTCTTTAATTTGTTTAGCCCGACTTCGTCCATCAATAGTCTTAGGCTGGCCAGCAAAATACCAATCAACATACCTTAAAAATTCTGGATGGTCACCGTTCTTTGCCATCTCATGGACCATAGTATCAACAGTCATTTCTTGTCCACGATAGTATACTCTTGCTTTAGCGGGATCTTCCCGTTCCCCGCCAACAAATAATACATTACTATATAATTCATCCTTAACATCAGCCATAACTTCATCAAGCAATAATTTATCAACATCAGCATAATGCTCTTTAATCAGAGGATGCTTCTTCGTTGGTTTAATAATTTCATTCATCCGGTTAAGGACCAAGTTCTGCGCTACTAAAGGCATGTTATTAAAATCTGGGAAATACTCCTGGGCCATCCTCACAAAACGCGCACGCTTTTCTGGCGATGAAATCTTAGGGATAAAAGTATCTTCAACATCAATATCTTTTTCTTCAGCCCATAAGTATTTACCTTTCTTACGGTTCTTCCTAACTTTATAATCATAATAATGAAGACTTTTAAACGTATCACCTTTAAATCTTGTCTTAATAAACTTATCAACTTCTTCAGCAGTGACGCCCTTCTTATTAACTAATTCATTTAAATCATTTAAGTTTTTAATAACAGTAGCTTTCTCAGCAACAAACTGCTCAAGCGTTGGTTTCTCTGAATCAGGAACGTTTTTATATATTCTTTCCCACCACGCCTTCATTGCTTTTGGTCTCTCTTGCTCTGGCAATGCACGAGTAGTCAAAGAGAACCCTATGTCAGTAAGAAGAATAGAAACAGCCTCGGCTACAAATTGAGCATTAACGCCTCCAGTTTCGCGCATTAACTGTTTATATTGTGGGATTGATAAAGCTGAATTCAACGTTGTATCAATGACTACCGCAGCAACAGCAGGTGTTGGATTCTTTAAACCGCTTAATAATTTGCCAGTAAGAAGTGGGGTCGATGCATACAACATACGCATAGCACCAGTTTTAAATTTATCAACTGGCTCTCCAGGAGTTGTCATAAATCCTTGGACAGCAAATGCTCCTGCGTTTTTTAATATCTGTTTAGCCTGTATATTATTAACTACGTTCTTGGCTACATTACCACCTAAGGCAAAGTCCCTTAATATGCTAGCGTCTTTTACAGAAGGGTTTATAATCTGTCCAACGCCTGGTATCTTTCTGAACATAGCCATCTCAGCAAGCAATGAAGCTATATCCAAAGATGTCTCTCCAATATTATTCTTAATAGTATTCCAATGAAACTTCTTGCCTACATCTTTTACCCTTGCATCATACGCACGCCACGCCTTCGATGATTCAATTTCGTCTATGAGTTGATTATCTGCTGCGAACCCAACAGCTGATGGAATATTTAAAACACTAAGAGGACCAGGCAACTTTGTTGTTGGGACACCAACGACTTTAGCTGTTATATTGGCTGCGCCGGAAGTTGCGTCACCGATAGCCTTCATCGTGTTAGCTCTATTGCTAATAGCATTATCAATAGTTGTAGCTAACTTTTGCTTCCATGATAAGTCTGGATTCTTTATATTGTTGTGGATAAATTGTCCAGCGAGTTCAACTAAGGATGGTATCCTCGCGCTTGTGTTTAAACCCTCTACAGTATTCTTAGCGATATTGGAAGCTATTCTCCCGCCAGCATATAATAATGGGTTAGGGACTGAGTTCTGCCCTGTCCCGATATTAGGTTGACTTACATTACTAGAATGTCTTGTCATCGGGATAGGTTTAAGATTGTATTTGCTGACTATATCATCCATTCTTATCTCCTATGCTTGCAAGCCTTGTCCACTACCATAAAGTATTTTGAACTTCTCTCCGTTTCTTTTCATCGTTGCAAGTGTTTGCTTATCAACTGGCGCGATCCTGCCGTCAGCAAGCTGAATAACAGCACCATTATTTTCATTGGCATATTTTACTGCACTCCTGAATAATTCTTCTTGTGACTCACCAGAATAATTACTTAATGCATTATTGTAACTATTCATCATCTGTCCTATAAAATTAGGCGTTAATTTATTAGCAACCGCTAATTGTCCTATCATATTAGGGTCAGATACGATGTCATAAGCAGGTCCATACTTAGCCTGCTTGTCTAACTTATTTTGCAAATCTTGCATTTTTAAAAGCGTAAGCATATCACCTACATCAACAGGGCTAGGGTTAGGATTAACGCCATAACTAAATCCACCATCTGCGTTTTGCCCAGTCGGCATAACATAACCTTTATTAATACTTGTGTTTAGCAAAGTGTTTGCGGCTGTTCTTTGTTCTTTAGCCAACTCTGCCTGCTCTAACCTTTTTGCTTCTCTCCCTTGCGAAAATGCAGAAGCAAACGCAGCCAACGCATTTAACGCTTCAGGATAATGAGCGTTAGCATAAAATTTTTCTTTCCCGTATGGTGTTGATTTCGCTGGTATCATATCTTTATCCATATCCCCTCCTACATCTTTTGGTAATCAAATTGCAAGCTAGGTCCGTTCATCGAATTAGAATCTGCATAAAACTCCATTGGAGTTTCTGCTCTTTTCTTACGTTGCAACATATCAGCTAATTGTATTAATGTGTTAATATCATTCGCTCCACCAGAACTACTCTGTCTATTAGGATTTAATATATCTGTGAACGGATCAACCTGGTTCATGTATGGCTGATAAAACTGTGGGAATGGATTTTCTTCTTGCCCGCCACCGAACAAAGAGCTTACTATAGAACCGAAATCTACACCGCCACCATTTAAATAGTTGTAAGCCTCAGACCCGCCAGGAGCAGAGGCAGATGTCCCCGCACTAGAACCAGAGCCTGCGTTCCCAAAACTTGAACTAGGGATTAAATTACCAAGGCTACCAAGAGTTCCCCATATGTCGTTTGATGTGCGTGATTGTCCCATAACACCACTCATACCAGACTTTAGGGCTGGCATCAAGCCATCACCATCTCCATAAGATGTGGCAAAGTTATCTAAGGCTGATACACCCTGAGAAATAGGACCAACAACAGGGATAAACCTTGTGATCGAATTTAATTTAGATATTTCATTTGGTATCGCTTTACCAACCGCTTCCATCGCACTGCCGAACCATCCCATAAATCCTCCTATGCTATAGACCAGTTACCAGCCAGACCGCTGTTATTCCATAAATTTGTTGTTAAAGGATTAGTAAATGTGCTGGGCGTTCCACCACTATAATCAATCCCTTGTGAAGCATACGTCATGTCAAGCATCGACGGATCTCTAACCGTTGATCTTAAAATATTACTAATAGTAGGATTGTTCACTAAGGCTGGAAGGCTACCATAATTCGTCGTGGTATCTTTATTAAAAATATTTTTCAATAAATCCACGCCTGATTTCGCTGCGCCGCTACCAAAAATACTTGCAAGAGCTGTCCACGGAGAATCAGCTTTCCCAGTATTAACAACCCTACCCTGCACAACCTGTCCCTGTGGCCCTTGCGGTATCTGGTTAGAAAGCTGTGGGAACTGGACAGAAGCGCTCGATGTTATATCAACACCTAGCTTCGTTAAGTATTCATCAATAGCCGTTTCTTTGTCGGCGTAATCTTGCAGTTGTTTGTTGACTTGGAAGTTCGTTGCTTTGGGGCCGATCCCCGTCATCGCTCCGGCTTCCATCGCCCCCTGGACAGCACCAGTCCGTTGTCCTGGTCGTCCGAAGTATGTCTGATAATTCTGCCTCGATAAGTTTTCCCGTAGTTTAGGATATGCCTTTTGATAATAAGACGGGAAGTTACCCTCTGCCATATTCTGTATGTTGTCTGAAACGAAATCAGATGTTAACCGTATCCTCGGCTCAGTATATGAATACTGTGGATACTGTAAAAATTCATTTGGTTGGACATAAGTCCCGCCACCATCTCCTCCAAAAAGCCCCATAAAACCTCCTTATGTTCCCATTGCCATCCACATTATTGATTGTGAGTCTGAGGTGCCGTTATATATTGTTATTTGCGAACCTGAATTTCTAACGGCATAACATGATTTATCATATGTTGTTGTTGATGTTGATATTGTTACAGTAACTGCATAAGTAGTCGCATCAGTAAATGGCAATCCTGTAACAGTAGCGTTAGATGTTCCTGAAACTGTTCTATACCCGTATCTTATTTTAAAATCAACTTGGTCAACAGCAGTCCCGGTGGTCCCGCTTGTCCCGTAATTAGCTATGTCTGCGTCAGTTGATGTTGGGTCAGAATCTATAAGATTAACATATCTTACTTCATCATCACCAGTCCTGAAGTATACTCTCCTAGTAGAACCATTATCGTATACAACCATCTTCCCTAGCGGGACAGTATCAGTTGTCGGCAACGTATCTGTATATATCCAACCAGCAGCGTCTTCCGAAATTTTATCTAACGCGTTCTTCAAAAACGGAAGACTTTCAGGTCCTAACGAATCCAGGTCAATCGGTTTATCAATCGACATTTATAGAGGCTCCCATATCTATTGCTTTATTAATAATATCGTTAGCAACACCACTCAAACCAACAAGCTGTGAATATGCATAAAAGTTATTCTTACTTGTATCCGTTGCTTTGTTTGCGAAATCAAGGAAGGCAGCCATGTGAGGGATAAGTCCCTCAGCAAACACCTGTTGCATCGCCCACGATATTAAATCATCTGCTTCATACTTGAATAACTTTACAGCTGATAATTCCTCAACATCTTCAACCTCAGTATAAGTCTGCCCTTCCGCAAGCTCTACTTCCGATCCAATATCACGCTGAATCTTTGATATAACTTTCCCGTCTTCTGAAATATACCCATATCCTGTCACTACTGTTGCCATATTACCTCCTTATGTCCCAATCGCTATCCATGCAGCATAGGTTGTCCCTGTTGACCTATTATAAATTGTTATTTGAGAACCACTATATCTATCAATATTTACGTTATTTTCTGAGGCATTACTTTCTGAAGCATCTCCATGACATACTAATGCGACATAAGATGTCGCCGATGTAAATGGTAACCCAGTCACTGTCGCCGTTGACGAACCTGCGACAGTCCTTATGCCTGAGCATATCTTTAGATCAGACGGTGAAATAGAAGTTCCTGTCGTCCCGCTAGTTGAATAATATTTTATATACGCCAGTGTAGTTGTTTCGTTGACAACCGTATAAACGTCAATATTACTAGATGCATTGTTTTTAAAACTTCCAAGATTTTGATAATAAGTAACTCCAGTTGGAGCTGTGGCAGAAGCAGATATTACCCCAGTGAATGTTGTCGCATCAGCGTCAGCTACTGCGTAAACATAATAGGTTGTATTCGCCGCTTCAGACCCAGTATCTAAGTCAGTCGGAAAACTCAAAGTAACAGCAGCCGTGTTTCTCCTCATCCTGTGAACGGTATCTAATGTGTTAGAACATGTTACTTCCCCAGCCGATATTGTTACAGAAGAAGCGGAAGCATACGCTATCCTCGCAGCTCTACGATACATAGCAAGCAACCTATCAAGAGGGTTTTGTAAAGATGCCGTTACTTTATCATCAATAGTATTAGCGTCGTCAGAACCTTCCAACGCATCTGCGCCTGTGCCTTCCATCCACTCATCAGCCATAAATCCTCCTTATATGATTATTGGTCTCGGCGAATATACGCCCATGATTTCATTCACTGTTAAATCCAGTAAATCATTTTTATATATCTCTATATCCATCTTTTTCCCATAAGCTGTATCAGGGAAATATGAATCCCATTGTATTCTATTTGTTGCATTAGAAATTACAAACGACCCATTAGAATTTTCTGTTTCCCAGTTAATAGTGAACTCGCCATCAACTGAATGTTCAGTCGCTATCTTCTTAAATATTTTATCTATAATAGGAGCATTAAAATTTCTGAAGCCCATCCTCCAAATGAACTCGACAGCAGTCTCAGCTGTATTCCCACCCTTTTGGTAACTGAATTTAACAGTAAAATTATCAGCCGTATAAACTCTTGGGCTTATATAATCACCAGCAATCATATTGATTTTAAACTGAAACCAAACATTACCTGTTGTTGTTATCGCAGACCCTGTTGGATTTGATATTGGACCATCCCAAGAAGCTGCCTCGCAAGCTGATTGAGTAGCCCCTGCTCTAGTATAAATGTTAATATTATCATCGGTAGAATTTAAAAGCTCATTCCATTCGAACTCAACAAAAGAACCCGCATTTAATTCTAATGAATCGAATGTGATTGTGCCACTTAACGTCCCCATATCAATAGTCCCAGCTAAATCATCTATTGTCCCAGTAAGTTCATCAATCGTTTCTGTCCTGCCAATCTCCAAATAAGGCTCTGCTTCCTCCCCCAAGACAACGACATTTGTGCATGCTGCTTCATTAAGCTGTGTCTTTGTCTTGTATATCTGCCAATATATAGCATCAGAAAATATTAATAGGTATCCATTTACAGCATTACCGAAATAAACATCACCAGCTTCGTCACCACCCTTTAAAGCAGTAAAACAATTAACCGCTATAGGGTCTATTGACATAGCCTTACGCCTGACGTTATAAAGCATCAATTTATCGTTATACATGTTACCGCCATCAGCAGATGTGTATGCAGCGTAGAACATCCCGTCCTCATAGAAAGCGACGATCTCGCTTAATTGAGCAGGCAATATCCTGTTAGAATCGAACTCATCAAATATATCCTGCGAACTAGACCCGTTGAATACACGCCAATGATTACTGTTTGGATAGATAATACCGTATGGTGTTTCTATTACAGCCCAAGCAGAAACAGACCCATCATAAACCTGCACATCGTCTGCATACCATTGAGTAGGACTTGCCCCGCTTACTGGTGTTGTTATATGCAATCTTCTTATGGTGTTCCTTTTAACGCAGAACATAATAGAGTTAACGATAGGTATGTCCATTATCTGGTCGCCATCGTCAGGGGCTATCTCCATATAATCAAGTTCTGCTGTCTGTTGGATGAAGTGCGGGAGATACGGATTTGAATAATAAATCTTGTTGGGTTCGTTTGGATCGCCGGCAATAAACAAACGCTCTCTGTGGATTTTAAGTTTGTTGCCTTTAGGCATGTCATCTGTCACCGCACCCATAGTCGCTCCTAGAGAAGCATCTGCGACATCGTCAACATAAGTTGTTGTAGTGTTATCAGATATAGTGGTCAACAGCTTTAATGTTGACCCACCACCTTCCGTCCTGAATATCTTACGATTAGCAGTCCCGACTGGACCGAGCGGTATATTAGACAACGTTACCTTCCTATAACTTGCGCTTGTTGTCACCGTATTGCTAAGCGCTCCTGTTATAACTGCATCTGTATCAAATGTTACAGCATAATAATAAGCACCAGTTGAATCTAAATTAGAACCTCCTGATGTTAATGTCGCCTTGCACGCACCCATCTCCCATACAACGTCAGTAACGCCATCATAAACAAACACATTTTCATATCCGTTGCTTATGTAACATAGGTCTTTATAGACAACGAAAGAGGCTCGTTTACCAGATGTTAGCCCAGTTTTTATAGCTGTCATCGCACCTGTTGTATCATCACCAACATAAATACTTGAGCCATGGACCGCTAACAACTTCTTTGTCCCACTAGATAAATAAAACCTAAACGCACCCAACACCTGCCCAGTTCCCATAGATGTTGTGTTGTAGTATCCCAACGGAGGACGTTTGACAACCGCTCCTGGCACGCTTTCAAAATCACAGTTCTGTGCCTGGACAGCCTTTGTCAGATCAAGTTCATTATCATCCAGCTTGTTATTTTCACCTGAGAAACTTTTTAAATAAAATTGTTGATAGCTATCATTTCCCATATTAATAGTTCCTGTATGATTTCATTATTAACTTGTCGTCTTCCCGTTCGCGCTTCCGTTCTGTTATATAAGTCCTTAAAGAATCAAGATACTCCCTTGATTCTGCCATCGACCTATCGGCTAACCCTCTATGCTTAAAGCATTTAGCCACAACATAATGTATCATTGATTGGTGTAGTGGAACTGGCAGGACAGGGAACTCCTCGTCATCTGTCATCTCAGTGTAATCATACGCATAATAAACTTTAAGATAGTTATCGCCTGCGTTATAACTATCAGGCTTTACATAAAGACCTATTATGTCTTCTTCTATATCCCAATAATATTTGGTTGACGCTCCGCTATCAGCAGACAACCAACATTGATTTTCCCTGCTTAAATCCTCACGATCAGTCGGGAGCAACTTTGTCCAAGTAGTCCCATCCCTATAAATATACACTTCAAGGATAGCCACATAATTAGAGAACACATCTGTTATCGTATACTCTGCTTGGTCAGCAGTCGTAT